CCCTTCAGGTCCACGAACTCGGTCTCTTTAAACCCCTCGACCGTGCCGTAGCAATCGACTTTCACGCTCTCGGTCCTGGCCCAGAGCCGGGCCCGCCACGGCCCGAAATCCGTTACCTTGTCGCTCAGGCCCTGGGCGAACTGTCCGACCGTCCAGTTCTCGGCATTCGCGGTCCGGATCATCTGCTCGACGATCTCAAGCGTCGTCTCGCTCACCTTCGTTCCCGAGTTGAAGATCATGTCCTTGAGGATCGCGTCCTGTTCGGGCGTCATCTCAAAGACCCACGAGGTCGGCTTCTTCGGATCACCCCTCCAGGCCGGGGCTTTGACCTCGGCGTCATCAAACAGCTCGCCTTTCGACGCCCTCATACCCGCGTTGCCGGCACGGATGAAGTGGTCGACATACCAGGGCGTGAACGTCCGGGCGTAGCGCTTCGCCTCTTCCTTGACGCTGAAAATGTCCGGGGCCAGCAGCCCACTCGTGGATCCAAGCCGGATCGCCCGCTGCCGGAGCGCGTCGGCCTGGGCCCTGATATAGCTTTTCGCTATCTGCTCGAAAGACTTCTCCCGCGCCTTGACCCGCGCCTCGTAGGTCCGCCAGAGCCGCTCCTTGCGCTCCGGAACCGTCCAAAAGCTGGCGCCCCTTACCCGTAAAGGTTCCATCCCCGGGCCGGGCGTGGCCGCGACTGCGTTTTTCCCCTCTTCCCCGTCCGACCCCTCGTCCTCCTCCCCCCCGTCGGGCAAGGCCGCAATTGGTTCGGACTCGGGTTCGGGCTCTTCGATTGCGATCGCCAGGGGAACCATGCCAACTGGCACGAGAATCACGTCCCCCTCCGGGACTTCGTCCTTTCCGGCCGCGACCCGCTTCTCGTTGACCTTGAGGAAATTCGCCGCCGTCAAATAAGCATACTTCTGCGCCTGGTCCTCCTGAAGCGCCTCGATCTTGTCCCGGTCAACGTCGAGCCTCACGTTCGGGCCGAACATCGGCGAGAGCCATCTGTTCAGATCGTCCCGGAACTCATACATGAGAGGAAGCACGGTCTCGACATAGAGCCCCTTCCGGGCCTCCTGCTTGTTGCTGTACGTCGCGTATTCGGCGTCCCCGATGAGGCACGGGTCCACGTTGAACACCGTGCAGATGTCGCGCTTGGTGAGCTTCGTGGAGTTCAGCCAATCGAGGTCCTTCGGGTTCATGGCGAAGTTGATCCACTTCAGCCCGCCCTCGAGGAGGAGCGGGTTGCCGGCGTTTTCGTACCCGCCCCACTCGTTCTTCATCATGTCCTTGAGCCGGTTGAATGTGTCCTGGGTGAGGGTCGCGTCTGTCGAAAGGGCTCCCGGCGGACGCATGTCGTTCTGGAGGAGGCGCATGTTCCACTCGGCCGACATGTTCACGACGTCGACGCCGCGGCCCGCCACTTCGAGCGGAGAGAGGCCGAAGAAGTCGTGCGTCGGGTGGAAGAGCCGCGAGTGCATGACTTGGGCGAACTCGAACTTCTGCTCCTTCCCCGCGACCGTGTAGACGTAGCCCCCGACCAGGGCCCCGCCTGTTCCCGGAAGGATCGTCATCCTGTCCGGGCGCGCCAGCCAGAGCATCAGCGGGGGCTGCGTCCCTATCCTCCCCGCTATCGTGTAATCGTTGCCGGCCAGGAGGAGGTAGGAGAAGTATTTGGCGATGAAGGCGCGCTTCCCATCGTTCTCGTTCGGCCTATCCAGGAGCGTGAGGATCGGATGCTTCGGGGCGTCCTTTTCCCCAACGAAGGCTTTCCACTCCACGCCCGCAGCCGCCCGGGCCACCTGATTGACGCAGGCGTAGACCGTCATGCAGTTCTGATATCCGGCCTCGGACAATTTGTCATATTGTTTCGGGGTCCAGATTGCCGACTTCCCTCGTCCTAGGGCGGCGACGATGAGTTGAGCCAGGGGATCCCTGTAGCCCGGCTTGATGGACTTAGTTCTCGGGATCTCCCCCAACATCAGGAATCGCACTCGGTCGATAAGGTTCATAGCCTTAGAGTCTCCTTATGCTGGGCTCTACCCTCGGCCCTCCGATGAGCCAATAGGCCAGGGCCAGGGCGATGACCGCGTCGTCGTGATAGCCTTCCGGGGCCGAGTAGTGGACCATGCCCGATGACCCGATGGCGTATTCGAAGATCTCGAGCTCGTTCGTCTGGACCTTTTCGTCAAGGATGCTGATTTTCTTCTGGTCGAAGCCGATCATTAGGGTCTCGATGAGCTTTTTCTTACTGTCGGCCGTGAATTTATAACCCTGGACATCAAGGCCGGCCCGACGAAGATCCTCATAGATCGGGTCCCCGACGCCGGATGAGTCCACGTTGAGCCGCGCCTTATATTTGCGGATGACAGGGATGATTCGATCTTTCTGGACCGTCCAATCCAGCAGATTGAAGCGGTCGAAGTAGACCTGTCGTGCGGCCTGGTCGAGGATCGTCAGCACCGTGAAGTCGGTCAGCCGTGCCAGATCCAAGCCACCGTAGTATTCCTTGCCGGGAAGTGGCTCCTCCCGGCAGGACCCGACACACGCCTGGATATTCCGAAAGACGCCGGCTGAATTCTCAAGGAACTCGGCCAAGTATTCCTGATTGAAGACGTCGATCGGAAGTGATTGTTTGGCCTGCTCGATGTCCCAATCCGGAATCTTCGGGTTGTCCGAGGTCGGGAACTTCCAGCTCTTGAACTCTGGTTGGAGTTTATCCTGGCCACGGGTCCAGAGCTCATAGAACCAGTTCTTGCCCTTCGGGGTCGATCCGAAGAGCACGCGGCCCCTGGTATCGGAGACCGCCGGACGAAGAACCTCTTCCCACACTTCGCGCTTGACCCTGGCCGCCTCATCGATGACGACGCGGGAGAGCCCTTCGCCCCGCAACGTATCGGGGTTGTCCGCACTCTTGAAGTGAAGAACCGAGCCGTTGACGAACTCAGTACGAAGTTCTGAGTGTGAGATGTCCTTGAACGCCGAAGTGGCCTTGCCCCGCGTGGCCGCCTGAAGCAGGCTTCGGAAAACCATCTTGCTCTGAGCATAGACGGGAGCCGTCCACCAGCTGAGGCTTCCCGGGATGTTGCACGCGCCTTCGATAAGCCAGTTAAGTTCTGTCAACGTCTTCCCCCAACGCCGCCCGGCATCCAGCACAAGGAACCGTTCCGGAGCGCGAAAGATCTCCCACTGAGACGGACGGGGGCAGAAACCGATAAGCTTCATCACTTTTCGCCTCCGTCGCCTTTCCCGTTGCCGAACTCGAACGTCAAACCAATGGAACCGGAGTGCTCGATCTGCGTCTTCTCCCGCCACTTCTCCGGCTGCCGGTTCTTTAGCCAGAAGATCATGGCCGTTGTGTCACCGGCCTTCGCCTTCTGATAGAGGCTCTGCGTGATCTGGAAGTCCGCCTTGAGCTTCCCCCTTTTTAGGGACTGCAAAAACGCGGGGCGTTTCTTCCAGTAATTCAGGGTTCGGGGGCTGATATCGAGGATGACGGCAATCTGCTCATCGATCAGCCCCATGCTGGCGACGACCTCCACCTTCTCAAGGTTAAGCTGGTCCATCTTGAACGGGTGGTTGAGCTTCGCGACTTTGACTTTCATGATGCGACCTTTATACGCGCTTTATCTCAAAGAAGGGTTCCCCGAATTCGTAATCGTCGCTCGAGGCTCGGTCGCCCAGTCCAACGCCACCGATCCGGTTTCCCTCGAGCACTCGATAGGAGAGTTTAAGCTCCCCGCAAATCTTCTCTACGTTCTTCCCCATGTCGTACTTGTCGCCGGAAACGTTGACGACAAAAGCTCCTTCCGGCCTAAGGCTTGCCATAGTCTTCTGGATGAGGGTATGGAGGAAACCGGCGTTGAATTCTTCGGCTGTCGCATATTTTTTCCAGGCCTGTTTTTCCCCGTCGTCATACCGTTCCAAGTCAAAGTATGGCGGCGAAGTGATGGCGAAATCATAAGGTCCCCGGGGGATCTTCGCCGTTTCAAAGCCATCGCAGATGAGTTCCACCGAGGAACCGAGTGCCTTGATCTTCTTAGCGGAGAGAAGAAAGTCGG